ACTTTGTATGGGCCGCTTCTTGCCGTCCTTGGCCCCGAAAACTCGCGGGTGAATAATTCATCGGAAAGTTTCATTTGATACCCCTGTAATCAATCTTCGTCGCTGTAGGTTGTCTCTTCGCCGAAAAGTTCGGCCTGCTCGTAGTGTCCCTTGCCGCAGAGTTCAAGATTTTTCACAGCCTGGCGGAAATAGGACTCCTTCAGCTCGGCACCAATCCCTTTTCGCCCATGCTTTACCGCTCCGAAACATTCCGAACCGACACCCAAAAAAGGAGTAAAAACAACCTCCCCAGGGTTGGACCGCATAATCACACAACGCTCAATAACGTCAAGCTGTAGAGGGTGAACGTGTTTCTCGTCTTCACTGTCTCGTGATTCACGGAAGGGGAGAACGTTTTTCCCCCGAATGTCATCCCAAATAGAGGAGGCATATTGACGCCAAATCCAATGAGAAAACCTATTCTCGGTTTGCTTCCCTTCGTGCCCCCGATATTGCAAAATATCCACCGGCATTTTCTTGTCGCCAATGTATTCCAACAACCCTGTCGGGTGAGTTACCGGTATTTTGTTTTCTCCTGCCTTTCTGAAAATCAAAAGGTAGTCCGCTCCGGCCACCCCGCAATCAATCGAATCCTCCACAAACGTCTTGTGCGCCAGATTCTTTTGCATGGTCCGCAACCGGACCTCAAGGGGCTCTTTCCAAATGGCGTGACGAGCTGCGAATCCGAAACCATGCTTTTCATGCAACCGGATAATGTCGCCAGGAAAGTCCGTATAGGTGTCGGTCCCGCTGTTGCTCTTTGGCATATCCATGCAATGAACGGCGGTGCATCTGCCCGGCAAGGTCAGTCGTGATATTTCCTCCACGACATAGGAATAATGCTCGAAAAACGCCTCGTAGCTGTCGCAGTTTGACAGATCACGCTCGTGGCTGCTGTAGGTATAAAGACCGCAGAATGGGGGCGAATAGACAGACAGGTGGACGCTTTCGGACGGAAGGGACCGCATTACCTCTATGCAATCACCGTTGTAAATTGCATATCTGTCGGTTATAACCTGATCCATTACAGCCATGACGGAATCTCCTCTTTTTTGTTAAAGTGTTTTTCCCCGGAAACGCTCAAAGCGTTGTTCATTTCGTGAACCAAATTGTCAAACATGGCGTCGGCTTGTTCGGCTTTGCGTAACAGGTTTTTCATCACCCGGCCCTCCCCCTCCGTGGTGATAATGTCCACCGTTACGGGGCGTTTTTGACCGAACCTCCAGCAACGGCGAATCAGTTGGTAGTACTGCTCGAAACTGTGGGAGGGGAAGACGGTCATGTGGTTACAGTGTTGGAAATTCATTCCCCACGCCCCGATTACCGGCTTGACGACGAGAACACGGGAATCCCCTCGCTGAAAGGCCATTATTTTGTCTTCCTTCTTTTCGTCGCTGTCCTTGCCTGAGACCTGAACACAATCGGGAATCATCTTTTCGAGTAAATCCCCTTCGTCGTTCATGTGACACCAAACAATAGCCGGTTCCCCGGTGTGGTTGACCTTACTGGCTGCAACCTCGCACCGTTCGCCAATTGTCCGCCGCCGCTCCTCCCTTTGCTCAAACAGATTCATGGCAGGCATAGCAAAAAGCATTCCTTCCGCCAACTGCCGAGCCTCGACAACGGTTTCCCGGGTCACCAGCTCAGGTAAGACAAAACCCTCATCACTAAAACCGATGTCAGACGGTCGACGGATGGCCCTTGCCCATGAACATACCCACCGCCAAAAGGGTAACTCGGCATGTCCTTTTAACCTCCACTTTACCTGCTGCCCCCGATGCTGGCCTACCTTGCTGTTGTTCTGGTCGTTCTTGAAAAACTTGTTCATCATGTCCATGGACCCTAGATATCCCAGGGCTTCGCTGGACGTTCCCAGTTCGATAAAATCGTTGGGTGAAGGGGTCGCCGTGGCAAGGAGTCGATATGGCAGCTTACGCATAAAGGCGGTAATCTCTTGCTTCGTAGACCCCTTGTAGTTTTTCAGGATGGAGCTTTCATCACAGACCACACCGACAAAATCGTTTGCATTGAAAAGGTGAAGTTTTTCATAGTTAGTTATGGTGATTTTACCCTTCGGCTGGCCGTCTCTTGACCTGTGGCACTCTACTCCGAATTTATCGGCCTCATGTATGGTCTGTTGAGATACGGCCAGGGGAGCCAAAACAAGGACGTTCCCGTTGGTTTGCTGAACCACGTTTTGAGCCCAACAAAGCTGAAGGGGCGTCTTGCCCATGCCACAATCCGCAAAGATTGCCGATCTCCCCTTGTTTACGGCGTAGTCAAGTAACGCCTTCTGAAAATCAAAAAGGTAGTCAGGCACAAACTCCGGTTTAAATCCGTAGTTTCCTCCTAGTTGCCGCTTTGAATCCAAAAATGCAGAATATTCCATGTTATTATCTCCGGTTAGTGTCACTCCCTACCCCTCTTTGTTGTTGTCCTGTCTCAATTTCTTCGCCAGTTTCGCCATTTGCAACTGGAACACCGGGTGAATCCCTGGGCTGGTAATGACAAAACCCCGAGACTCCCACCTGTAGATAGTTCTCTCCGTGGCGTCGATCTTGGCAGCAAGAATCCTTGCCCCGCCGACCGCCTCCCTCAACTCTTTGATTGTCATGTTTCCTCCGTTCGGTTTGTGTTCCCTGAAGCGTAAAGCAAGGGGGCTTCTGTGTCAATGAAAAAAATCATGTTGCGTGACATGTTTTCTTGTTGACACGAGCCCCGTGATGTTTTATTGTCACCGTACCCATTCAACAGGATGGGGAAAACACGGAAGACATAAAAGGGGGGTAAGATGATTAAATACAAAACGAAGGGTTGGGGCAAGGGCCAGATTGAAATGGTGGAGGTTGACCGAGAAACAGATAGCAGTGTTTTTGTTGACGGATACCGCAGGGCAAAGCGGTCATCTTACGACAATTTTTTCGACACATGGGAAGATGCTCACGCCTATCTGCTCAAAAAAGCGGAGGACTCCGCATCCTATGCTCGTCGGAACCTTGAAATTGCTAACGGCGAACTCGGCAACATTCGAGGGTTAAAGAACCCGGATTAGCATCAATCGGCCCGACACAAGGCCATTCAACAGGAGGAGGACACCATGGAAAGAAAAACGGAAAAGTGCGGCGAATGTGGGGGAGAGATAACCCCCAAAATGGACATGTGCTACCGGCCGGTGAAGGGCGAGACGAAGCCGGTGCATCGGGCCTGCCAGGGAGGGTCGAAATGACAGATGACAAGAACATGTTGCGAAGTGTCGAGGATGACATTTTCGCCTTTGAGCCGGAGGAATTCCCGACCTGCAACGGATGTGGGGAGAAGGATATCAATTGTGACTGTGACGGCCACGGAGAATAAACACAGGGAGGATAAACATGAACGAAAACTCTACCCTTGTCTGTGACGACCACATGTTGCACGGATGCAGGACAACGTGCCCCCTCAAAGAGGCATGCAAGTACCGCCCGGGGGATACCCGGGAACTGTTCGCGGAGCGGGTCAACGCGGCGGCGGATGAGATCGAGAGGAGGGAACAATGAGCGGAGGACATTTCGATTATGACCAGTATAAAATCGGAGATATTGCCGATGAGATCGAAGGGCTGATTGTCAATAACGACAGTACTGAAAAAGACGAGTGGGGGAGTGACAAGGGGCTCCACTTCGCGCCGGAAACAATAGAAAAATTCAAAGAGGCTCTTGCTACACTCCGCAGGGCACAGATTATGGCGCAGCGGGTAGATTGGCTGGTTTCCGGAGACGATGGCGAGGAGTCTTTTCATCGTCGGTGGCGAGAAGAAATGAGCAAAATAATCGGGTAGCATAAAGCGGATATACATTATCGCGAGGAGGAACAAATGGGAGGAGTAAGGGGTTTTTGCACGATCTGCGACTGTTACGGGATGCTGAAGGCCACGCGGCGGGGGAAACTCTGCCCGAGCTGCGAGCAGGCGTATGCGCCCCAAATGGTCGGCTTTTTGGTGGCGCTGGCGACCATCGGCGGGATGTTTCTCGTTATGTGGGTGGCGCTGTAAAATTAACGGAGGAGGAAAAGCAATGGACATGACCCTTTACAAAATCAGCGAGGAAATCGGGAAAATCCTTGAATCCGAAGAATGGGGCGACGATCAGGAAAAGGCGCTGGCTGAACTGGAAATGGCGCTTGAGGTCAAGGCCGACAACATCGTCGGGTTCTGCGCCAAGCTGGAATCCTTTTCAACCATGTGCAATGCTGAAGAGGAACGGATTGCCGCGAAACGGAAAGCGGTGGAGAATCGGGCCGCGTCTCTGCGGAAATACCTGCTTGCCAATATGCAGGCCGTGGGGCGGTCGGAAATCCAAACCGGCACCCATACCCTCAAGATCCAGAAAAACCCTCCTGCGGTCAAAATTGACGACGAGGCGGCTATTCCGGCGAGGTATTGGGTCGTCATCCCTGAATCAAAACAGATCGACAAGAAGGCCATCGGGGCGGATCTGAAAAAAGGCGACGTGCCAGGGACGCACTTTGAGCAATCCGAAAGGTTGGTGGTGAAATGAGGACCGGGGAGAAGTGCCCCAAGTGCGGGGAGTGGATGCGCTACACGCTTGATGACTTTGTGGCCCGCTATGTTTGCGACTGCGGCCACGCGATTGAATACGACGAGGAGGAATAAATGGAACACGACCTGCAAAGCCCAACCATCGGAGAAATTGCCAAGGCCCTGTGTGCGGCTCAGGCGACAATTTCCAGCGCAAGCAAGGACAGCAAAAACCACTTGCTTTTTATCACATAACATCGTAACGTCAACAAAAACAAAAGGAGACGTTATGGCAAAAATCAAAAGGTTCCCATGTTATGAGTTTTTAGAGTCTGGTCATGTACTTTCTAACGTGAAGCGGAATCCGAAAGTTTTAACCCCGATTAGAATGGGGGGATATGTCGGGTTGCAGATTGTTAGAAGTGACGGCCTCATTGAAAAACAATATGTTCACAGGTTGATATGTGAGGCGTTCCGTGGTCCATGTCCAGACGGGATGGAGTGTCGGCACCTTGACGGTAACAGTAAAAATAATCACGCAAACAACCTTGTATGGGGGACCAAATCCGAAAACAGCCTAGACAGAAATGACCACGGTACTGGTGTCGCTGGTGAAAATAACCCTATGGCCAAACTGAATAAAAAAAGGGTTAAGGAAATGCGAAAGCACAGGGACAAAACGGGGGACAGCTATAAGATAATCGGTCGGATATATGGAGTTTCTACCATGACAGCATTCAGGGCGATAACTAAACAATCGTGGGGGAGCGTAACAGATGACAAGTAATGAAAAACCATTGATTTATGAGCGCATGGCTGCGGTAATGGCCGACATCGAAGCGATTGCCAAGGGGCAAACAAACGCTTCCCAGGGATTTAAATATCGCGGGATTGATGACGTTTACAACTCCCTCCATACCATTTTAGCAAAGCACCAAATTTTCACAACTCCCGAGGTGTTGGTTAAGGACAGGGAGGAGCGCACCAATAAAAGCGGAACAGTCCTCGCTTTCACTACCCTTCGAATGAAATACACGTTCTGGACCGTGGATGGGTCGAACGTCTCATGTGTTGTCGAAGGTGAAGGAATGGACAGCGGAGACAAGAGCAGCAACAAGGCAATGGCAGTTGCTCACAAGTACGCCCTGACTCAAACATTCGTTATCCCTACGGCTGAAGAGAAAGACCCTGACGCCCACGTTCATGAAGTCGAGCCAAAGCATGGCAAGGCGGCACCCAAAAACGCCCCAAAAACCACCGGCAAAAACTTCAACCTCGAAAAAGTACTCAAGCAGTTGGGGGAATCTCAAACGCTGGAAGCCCTCGACGCGGTAATTGCCAACTGGAAACCGACAATCGACGGGTGGAACGAGGACGACAAAAAGGCGGCTCGGGCGACGTACGCGGCGACCAAGGCCCTAATCCTTGACCCGCCGCTTTGATCTAACTTTAAACGAAGGGGAGGAATGAAATGAACGAAGAGAAAGTGCAGAGCGTCGATGTCGTGGTGGAGAATGGAATCATCACCATCCCCGAGAATGTCAACACGAGTATGATTTTTTCCGGTCGTGACCAGACGCAAAAGATCATCGACCGTCTCCGAATGGAAGCGAGTAAGCACATCCCCGATACTAAGACCAAATCGGGACGGGACGCCATAGCGTCGAACGCCTACAAGGTGTCAAAATCGAAGGTTGTGCTTCTGAAACTCGCGGACGGGTTGACTGAAGAGTGGAAGCGGAAAACTAAGGTTGTCACGGCCGAGAAATCCTTTATCGAAAAGGAGTGCGACACCCTTCGTGACGATGTGCGGCAACCCCTGACCGAGTGGGAGGAGGCCGAAGCCGAAAGGCTCAAGGCCGAACGACAAGCAGCGGAACTGCTTCAGGCTCACGCCGAGGCGCTGGTGGAGCATACCATTTTTCTCAAGGTGAAGGACATCGAAGCCCGCGAAGCCGAGATCGCCCGCATCGAAGAGGAGCGCCGCCAGAAGGAAGATGCCGAACGCGAAGAACAGCGGCAGAAAGAGGAATCGGCACGGATCGAGAAGGAACGGCAGGAGCGCGAAGAGGCTATCCGCAAACAGGCCGAAGAACGCGCCAGGCTTGAAGCCGATGCAAAAGTGAAGGAAGCCGAGTGCAAGGAAGCAGAGGCCAAGGCCGCAGCGCTTCGCGCCGAAACCGAGAAAAAAGAGGCCGCAGAGAAGGCCGAGCGTGACCGCCTGGTCGCAATCGAAGCCGCCAAGGAAGAACAAGCCCGCGCCGTCCGCGAAGCCGAAGAGAAAGCCAATGCCGAAGCCGAGCGCATCGAGCGGGAACGCCTGGCCAAGGAAGCCGCCGACCGCGCCGAGCAGAAGCGCCTGGACGCCGAAGCCGAGCGCAAGGCAAGGGACGTGGAGCATCGCCGAACGATCAACCAAGAGGCTCTTGTTGGATTGGTGGCGGTATGCATGACCGAGGCAAAAGCTAAAGACATCATCAAAGCGGTTGCCGGTGGACTTGTGCCGCACATATCCATTAACTACTGACATGAAAACCAAGATCCAGATCATCAACGAGGCCACCCGCTCACGCGCTATCGAAGCCGTCCGAGCCCTGAGATTCGACGAGCCGCACACGGTCAAAATCTCGCCGGAGAAGAAAGAAACGCGCTCGACCATTCAAAATTGTAGAATGTGGGCGATGCTCGGGGACATATCGAAACAGGTTGTATGGCATGGGCAGAAACTCACGCCGGAGAATTGGAAGGATATGGCAACGGCGGCGCTGAAACGTCAACAGGTGGTCCCAGGAATTGACGGCGGATTCGTTGTTCTCGGCACGTCAACATCCCGGATGACCGTTGCCGAGATGTGCGAATTGACCGAGTTCCTTTTTGCATTCGGTGTCGAACACAGAGTGTGCTGGTCTGACCCCACCATGCCGCAGGACGAGAGATAACCGAGGCCATGGGGACATAACTCACAACGCGAAAATTATTATTCAACGGTGCGCACTTTTTTCTTTACAAGGTGCGCACTTTTGTTTATGGTGTAGGGGGCTCAAACAACGGAGGAACACATGAGGCAGAACGTCATCTTGTCGAAAGAGTACAAGGCCCGGCTCGATGCTGAGGCGGAGAAAAGCGGGTTGGCCCTGTCGGAGATTGTGCGGCGGGGGCTGGACCTCTATTTCAGGAAAGCGGGGAAACAGGGGAAATAACGGCACCGATCAGCGCACGGCGACGAACTGACAAGGAATGCTTGTCGGTTCATCGGGGATCACTGCTGTCCATTCCGTTCGCTGAATTGGATGGTTAAACCCCTTATTTGGAGCAAGGAAATGACACCCAAAGAAATTGAATCGGCTAGAA